CTAGGTGGATTTGCTGGTTGGTCTTCGTTTGAACCAGGTGGAGCGTCAGGATTGTAAAATCCTTCAGGCGGATTATCTGGTTGAGGTTCTGAATCCAAAAAGTTTGGATAACTCAAACTTACCCTTATAGGTTTATTTGGTACATTAGACTTTACATCAAATGAAATTATAACATTGTCATCATGTCCTATACCTAAACTCTCTAATGTTCTCTGATATTGTTGTAAAATCATTAATGGTCTATGTGGATTACCCAAAGGCCATTCTGTAAATTCTTCTGCATAGGATTGGTTGATATCAGGAAATTTCATACAAGCAGTATTGTTCTTTCCTTCTCCTAATACCCAATGTGCCCAATACCCTAAGTGTTGGCAAGCCCTCCAAATATCGCTATTCTCTAACCAAGGAAGATAACCGCTACTCCAATCCTCTGCCTGTACAGCAAATGAATGTAAGTTCTCATCCCAAGGATATTTTGTACCAAGCTCCTCTGGTTGTCCATAAGCATCCTTTACGATGGCTTCACCACCAGGATTTTTTGCTATGTTATTTTCTGTCTTTGGTATCGTAGTTATCGTATCTACTAAGAATACATTTGGTATGTATATGGTACCACCTACCATCCTTTGTGTAAAAAGAAAATTGTATACTGGTACATCTTGATTGAATCCGTTAGCACCAGGTGCGCCAGGTAAGGAACCTGGAGGTCCTGAACCCGCATTGAAACCTGGTGGAGGACCACCAGTGTTCACTATTTCAGGTACAAGTGCTAATACATTACTTTCTGTGTTTAGTTGTCCAATATCATTCTCAGTACCAAATGATATAGTCATAGCTGGTACTTGTGTTTTTCTTATACTCTCACCAAGTCTATAAAAATCTTCAAAGTAACCATTGAAATTTATATCTTGAGCTCTGATTCTAACTTCTCTTCTAGTATTCGATATAGCGTCTACTTGTAATCCTAATGTCTTTAGCTGTAACTCACCACCTCTATCGGTTCCATTCATTTCAAATATCTGTCCATCAGGTGTTATTTCAATGTTCTCATAGTCTGTGTAGACATCAAAGTTACCATTATCATTTTGAGAAGTTCTTACTAATATATTTTTACTTTCATCACCAGCCAATCTTCTTAGAAATCTATATTGTAATCTGTATTGTCCAGTGTTTATTCCTGAAGCTCTTAGGTCTGTTATTGGTCTTATAAGTAACTTACCTTCATCATCTATTTCAATTCTATCGAATGATAAGTTTTTTGATTCTATAGGAGAACCATCAACAGATTGTAACTCATAGAATATAAAGTCTCTGTTTTGTTTCTCACCAAAGATACCATTCTCATACGGTTTATTTCCTATACGAAATGATTGTCCCGTTGTTAGTAAATTTCTATCGTTATTTGATAAGCTGCTTGCCATTATAATTCAGTAAACTCTCTATCTATTATTTCATCTAAAATAGCATCATTTATTCTATATTGTTGTACTTCCAATGTTTTAGGTATTACAGTAGATTCATCGTCAAATAATGTTCCATCGTATGGGCTTTCAAAAAGTAATATAGCATTAGATTGGTCTCTTACTAAGAGACTACCATCTGCCGGTATTCCACCAGAACCAGGATTAGTAGCAGCTGCTGTTTTCAACAGCTCTCTTCTTTGAAGATACTTTTGTTCTTCTTCGTCTTTTAGATTCTGATAGTACGAATTACTCTGAAGTTCTTTTTTTGTATATGGCATTTTTACCTCACGACTTTGAATGTGTAATCATTATCATAGTGACTAACCATTTCTTCAGTTGTATCACTACCACTAACTACCCTAAAACAAATTTTATAATATCTCTCAGCCTGTAATCCATTCATCCAAAAGTTGAAGTAGTTACCATCACTGTCACAACTTAGTAGAGAACCTGTACCATAGTTTACGATTACATCCTCTGTATCAGCATCTACGATAGAGTAGTAAGCACCATCTTTTACTAATGTACTTCCGCTTGGTAAATACTTTGCTGTGAGATATTCTGATGCTGTATTACTATAAGACTTTGTTGGATACCTACCTCTACCAGTCACTCTAAACTTAGCCTTTGATTTTTCTTTATATTCAGGTCTTATATTCTTTACATATATCTGTAAGTCTTCTAATTCACTTTTACCTAATGCTGATAGAGAACCTGTACTCCATTTTGTATCGTACCACTCAACTTCTAACTTTGGTGGATAAATTGTATTAGTTTGTCTTGAAAAGAAAGAAAGGTTACCTAATCTATCATTGTTACCTTCAGCACTTCCTGTATTTAGGGTTCCACTACCTGAACCATTAGAAACTATACTACCACTTCTTTTTACTATAAATCCTTCATTAGCATATGTACCATCAAACCATTTGTTTACGATTGGTGTTACATCCATTCTTATATCTCTTGTGGAATATTCTAAAGATTGTGAAGCATAAACATCGGAATGCCAAGTACCACCACTACCAGTAACAGCACCATCCCATTGAGTTTTGGTATCACCATTATCTTTGTAATTCCAACTAGCACCATCCTCACTCTTTGGATTGTCTCCTTTAAAGCCTTCTCCCTCAATCCAACTTTGACTTACTGGATAAGCCCATAAGGATTGACTTGTAGATAATTCGGATGGTCTAGCATCATAAAGGTTCAGATAATACTTAGGATTAGTTATAGTTCCATCAGAAACAGATCTAGATATTTCGTTCAAATCAAATTTCATAACTATTCTAGAAACCTTTGGATTTTCACCACTAGCGTCTAAGTCTTTTCGTACTTCCAATACCTCATCTAAACCAACATTCATACTACCACTGGCTTGATATAATGTTGTGTCTATGTCAGGAAAAATAAAATAGTGCATTAGTTACCTCCAGCTGAAGTACCAACAACACGACCTTCAATGTCGCTTGCTGGAAATTTTAGTTCAAAACAACTTGGGTCTAATGATGGATAAACCACACCCTCTTTTGTTGCTGACTGCATATCGTACATATTTCCTGAATATCCTTGTGATGATAAGAATTTGTTTCCAATCAAAACTGGCAATCCGTTAGGATTATTTTCTTCAGGTGGAGAAACAGCAGATACTCCATCTACCAATGATATCTGATAAGCTAATTCAGATACAACTATTGGTTGTCCGATTTGCCATTTATCAATATCAAAGTACTCTCTAACTCTTTGTATAGCTCTTAGTACGACTTCTTCTCCGTTATAGCCTGTTTTTGTTATGATATTAAATTTTACTGAGATGTTTATTACAAAAGCATCTTTTATATTTACAGCATCGGTTACCATTCTAAATTGTGTTAGATAAGTCTGTATATTTTCTTTTACAGCCCTATTCAGTTGTGTTAACTTTTTCTGTGCATCATAACCTAATACATAAAGATTCAATGCTAATGGATTCATAATTCTACTATCAGAGTTAGCACCAGTGCTTGTACTATCTAATTGTGAGTCTTGTACAATATATGCTTTAGCAACATTACCATATCTTGGTGGTAATGCGTATACTCTAGTTATGTAATCAGCCTTAGTTACAGCTCTTGATTGTGCCTGAAAGTATGCTAATGCGTTATTCTTTACTTCGGTTATACCTTCAGCTAACCTACCACCTGTTGCTGGATTTGGATTAGTTACTCCTATCGAACCTCTTGATGTTGTCACTAATGCCTGATTCAAACCATTTGAATCTATCTGTACATCAGCACTCACTACATTTCTCAATGTACCCGCACCGACATTATGAGTTATACCACCACCAGCTCTGTATGTTATAGTCAAAGTAGTGTTTGCTGGTGCTTGTCCATAAGCCTTTGTATTCAAAAAGTTAGATGGGTCGAAAGCGTTTCCTAACTGAGATGGTGAACCAGGTAAGGAAGAACCAACCGAATCAGGATTTGGAATTATCTCTTCATCAGGACTATCTGATGTACCAGCACCAAATCTCAACTCTGTCCTACCATCTTCCCTAATAAATGTTGTAAATCTTCTTGATGTCTTTAGAAGTTTTAGTAGATAAGGAGCTTGGTCTGATTGACTAGCCAAATCAGGATCTGTTCTGCTTGTGTTTTCTTCATCAGTAAACACTGTATCTTGTGCTAAGAAAGGAACCTCATACCAACTATTACCATCACTGTCTGTACAACTTATTATCTCAGTTACATCAGGTGTTTTCAATGCTAGTCTTTTATATTTTTCAGCAGCATTTATTGAGAAAAATTCTGTAACCACTTGTCCACTAACAGACTTTACAGATTTTCTTAGTAGATAAGTTGTAGGTACATTATTAGCAGTTTCAAATATACTAATGTTCATTGGGTCATATGAAGATGAGAATTTGAAATTACAATCTTCTAAGGATGTGAATGTAACACCACTTGTAGAATCTACCTGCAACCCAGCCTTTATATTCAAAGCGTACCTCAAATCAGGTTCTGTTGTATAACTGGCACCAGTACCACTTGATTTTGCTGGTACTGTTTGAAATAAATCTATGTTTACACTAGCAGGTGTTGCTAATCTTGGTTTGTATCCTAAACTTTGAGCCATATTATATACTGTCTTAGTTTCTTCAGCAAATGCTAACATACTTTCTTTGAACTGATTATCAATGTAGTAAGAAAGAACATCACCTACATAAGATGCCATCTCCATAAACATCATACCTGGTGACGCTTCATTGAAATCGTTATAGTTATCTGGAAAATAAACCTTAGCAAATTCTACAAGATTTGCTTTGAAAGATGAAAAGTCCTTATTTAGATACTTTACTTCTTTTACTGAGTTATTTTTTGGTGCTGAATAAGGCATTTACTTTCTCCGTTTATCCACCTAGCTCTCTGCTAAATGTGTTGTCACCTTCTCCTAAAGCTGGTAACTCTAATTCAGCATCATTAGCAGCATCTGTGTTTATAGCAAAAATAATTCTTGGTGTTATTATATTTTTATTATTAGTAAAATTTATACTCTTTATAAGAACATGAGGTAAGAAATCATTAATGGCTGACCTAATAGCTTCTTCTATTTGGTCTTCGGTATTGGTATCTATTTGTTGAAATACCGCTTTCAATAAATCAGAACCAAACTCAGGATTTCCTAACCTCTCACCTTTTACAGTCAATAATAAATTCTTTATATTAGATTTTGTCTGTTCTAATAAAGTCTGTGTCTGCTTGAACACACCATTCTGATGTGTACCAAGAGGAAGTTGTAATCCTATAGATACATTAGGATCTAAATCATTTTCGGTGATTGACATTATATCTTACCATCCTTCTTATCTAATGCTTTCATTACTCCACTGTAATCCTTTGTTAGTGCGTTCATTACACTTTCGGGTACACTCTCTGGATTTACACCAGCCGCTTGAGCGGTTGTTACTCCGATGGATTGTCTCTTCATTTCAGGATTACCAAACTGACTACCATATCCCATAGCCTCAGCCATTCTTGAAGTATCAAATGTTCCACCACCCATTGTTGGATACTCATCCATTTCGTTCTGTTGTGCTGTCTCATTGAGTACTTTATTCAACATAGGGTCTTTGACATAACTTACTTGTTCTCTTTGTGACTTAGGTTTAGGTAGCACCTCTGGCACATAATTAGAATCATTTTGTGCTTTGGGTGTTTGATATCCTTCATTTATAAATATCTTCTTTACCTCTTTTTGTACCTCACGTTTGATGATTTCTCTCAACATTTGTACTAATTTACTTTTCTTTGACATTTAAAACTCCTGTTTTATATAAATATATCGTTACTCTAAATTGTGTTTTTTTATGGTAGCTGAGGACCAACAAATCCTTCATTCTGTGGTAGTACAGGTCCAACAAATTCACCCTCTATTTCAGAGAGATTGTTTTCATCAGGCGAAACAGCATCAAATATATCATCGACAGTTACCACTCCATCACCATCATCATCTATACCATCAAGATCATTACTGATTGCTACTTGTCCGTCTAATCCTTGTGGCATTCCTGTATCAGTAGATTCAACCACAGTTGTAACAGTCTCAATTGGAGTATCTTGTACTAACTGAGTAACTGGTGTTATAGTCGGCCCTTGTGTAGCAGTTTCGGTTAGTACCTGTTCACCTTCGCCCTGTCCAACACTAGCTGCTTGTTGTTCTGGTGTTGGTGCTGTT